GCCCCACTTCTCAGTTGCATCTTAGGTCTAAAAAAGGAGGGAGGTTGGGTTCCTGTGTACCAACAAATAACGGGCATTACTACAGTAGTAAAAACGTTATTGCCTGAGACCCGACTGGTTGAGTCGGTTCTTCTCTCGAAGCAGCACCACCTGTGTCTCATCACCTTAACTAGCGGTTGCCAGTAAGTTTATTCAGTCACTCCCATGTTGCGTCCAACAAATATATTATGACATAAAAAAGAGGGTTTGTCAACCCTCTTCTCTTGGATTTCTCATTGTCCAGTTTTGTTCAAAAATATCTCCGACAAACACCCATTTAGCATAGTTTACTCCACGGTAACACAGAAAGGCAAAGACCTCATCTATATCGTGTTTCTCTTCGTCCCATTCTGGTGCTTGTCCTCGTCCTAATAAGTGTAACATTTGTCTTAACCTCCTGTAACATATTTATGTCTGGAAATTCTGACAAATAAGTATAACTTACTACATCTTAATATTTTCTACCAATTTACCACCTCACCATAGGATATATCTCCAGCTATCATGCACCTACCAGATATATCTGAGTCTGGTACATAATGTGTTTGATGTCCACCAAATACTATTAGTCTACCCTCTGTAACCTGTATGGATTGTTCATCTACAATTAAAGGAGCACATCCATCTGGAGTTCTAAGGTAATATCCAAAAGATAAAGCAAAGGGAAAATGATTATGTGGCACAGTTCCGTAACCATCACCATATAACATACCCCAGTAATCAGCAATCTTAAATTTCTTACAGGATTCTGGACTAACATTGTATGCAGAATTAGTCCATTTACAGAACTCATGAACAGATTCCACAATAAGAGATTCTATCCAATCAAACAATACATTGTGCTCTGTAATATCTCTTTTATCGCCTGATTGTGGAGGTGTTCTAAAGCATTTAGTATCATCACCTATCATAAGACTTGCCTTTTCTTCTACCCAATCAATAAGTGGCAACTGTATCTGATCATGATACGGACACTCATATACTTGAGGTTCAAATGGAGCAGTAAGCCCAGGCAAATGATTGTACTTTAAATTTTTATCCATCTACTTGGGTTCACTAAACAAAAATTACCAGACTCTTTTCTGGTAGTAATTAAAATATCATATGATATTGAATATCTATTTGTTATACCATGATACTCTCTGACTTCATGATTCAAAGTGGACGGAAAAATTACTAATCTATTTTGAACTGCGTTATAGTATCTTGTCCTTGAACTGCCATATGTTGGTGTGACATGAAATATAGGTAGTCCAGATAAAGTATTTGGTTCTGGAGAATAAACCACTAGTTGACCTGTCTCATTATCTTTCTCTGTTCTAACATAAAACACTGCGCTAAAGTGTGATTGGCAGTGGTTGTGATACCCAACTCCACCACCATTAACACATACTATGGGCCATGATTGCGGAACGTATATGTCTGAGCCTGGGTGAATATCAGTTGGTTCTAATGTGGCACCCAACTCCTCTATGTATTTTTTGAGATGAGATGATACTTGTTTTGTTACCCAAGAGAACTCTGGTTCTGATGATATTTGAGAGTCACCGAGTATCTCTCCAGTAAAACTTGGAACAAAACCAGCGTGCTGTATATTTTTATTATAAAATTTATCAATATAACTTACCATACCCACATGCACATCATCGGGCGTATCTAAATCTGCCTGATATACAGTGGTAGGAAATAGATAATCAATCATTTTACTATTCTATCACATCCCATGTAACGTGTCCACTGCCATCATCAGTAGAGGTCACTGAGGTATCTGTATTTCCACCATAATAATCTTTCAATGCTATATTGCCTGAGATTACTAGTCTATTTAAAGACTCATCTTTGACTTTATCTACACCATGCATGAGCCATGCAGGCCATGCCAATATGTCCCCTTGTTTTTGATCAGGATATATTTTATTATCATCATTATCTAGAAAGTAAAAACATTTCTGTTCAGAACAATTAAGTATATGAGTGAAAGATATTATTTCTGTACCACCAAAATGAGAATGAGGGCCATGAGTATCGGTTTCAGAATTATACATCTGCACCCATAGATTATAATAATATCTACTTCTTTTGAACATACCTAAGTCTTTCATAATTCCGTCTACTATATTTGCATAGTAAGGAACTAATATATCCGAGAAGGTTGTTGATCCAAAGCCTTCAACGTATGATGTGTAAAATTTTTTCTTGTCGGTATGATTCTCTTCTATCCTTTTGAAGATAATAGATTTCAGAGATTTTGGAATAATGTTATTTGATTGCCATATGATCATAATAAAAAACCCTCCGTTAAGAGGGTTGATCCATCTCGAACTACTATTATTTATAGGTAGTCTTTACGAGAGTGATGTTCTGGAATTACTTTACCTAGTTTAACGGTAAGAAGTCCATCTTTAAATTGAACCTCTCTGACTTCCGTGTCCTCTGATAAAGTCCAATGTCTTGTGAAGTTTCTTTGAGCCAATCCCTTGTGGACGTATTCAGAGTCGTCCTTTGCCTCTTTCATTCCTTCAACTATAAGTTTGCCATATTCTGTATAGACTTTGACATCCTTTTTACTGAACCCTGCTAGTGCAATCTCTAGCCTAGACTCAACATTGTTTATGTTAATTAAATTATATGGTGGATAATTCTGTATTGCGGTTGCATTATCAAAATTAAAAAATGCGTTTAGATAATCATCCATGCCAATTGAATTCTTTGTGATCCTATCCATAAGATCAGGCAAATTCGCAGCGTGATACTGTGCTAATGTGTTCATAGTTCTCCTTAAATAAGCGAGTGTGGTTGTGTGTCCCTTTCGGCGACACTACTATTTAACCACAAAACACAAAAAAAGGGGGTCGTATAAACCCCCATTTGATCTTGGTAATAACCGTCAGTCTGCTTTTACAAAAGCACTTGGTGACGTTTGTACTACTTTTTTCTTCTTACCTATGTTGTATTTGGTTTCTAAAGTCCAATCGCCTTTATCTTTGAACGAGAGAACTTTGATTTGATTTAGAGGAGCAACGTCCTTTATCATTTCTGAATTTACAATAGTAATCAATCCCCAATCAGAGAGTAGAGTAATGATTCTATTACGGCGTTGCACATCATTGATAGAAAGGTTTGCAGACTTTCCATCTAACGCAAATAGTTCTTTGAAGTGAACGATATAATATCTACCTTGCTTATGAAGAATATGGCATGATTGATATATCTTCTTCTCTTTTCTAGAAGCTACACCAATTCTAGTGAGAGTTTCTCTAACTTTCAAAAAATCATCTGGTTCATTTAATGTGACCTCAATCATCTGATCTTGTGACCACTCGATCTCAGGTTCTACAAACCCACTCATGTTGTACCTCCAACGTCAATTTTCGTTTTGATGTAATTCAACTGCTCTTTAGATAATATCTTGAGTGCTTGAATTGCTTTCTCATTACTATAACCATAGTATGATTTGACAACATCAAGGTTCTTGATCTTATCTTTTCGGAGCCACGGAGAGAATCTCTTCTTTTTCCTAATACTATTTAGATAAAATTGATATTGAAGGTCTTTTGCCAAGTGTGGATTTAGGTTCATTTCATTGGCAAACATGATACAATCAAGATGTGCAGACATACACTTGTTGATTATAAAGGGAGCATATTTCTTGATAGTCTGTGGATCATCCACAGTAATATCCTGTTTATTTAAGTTGATAGAGTTCAACCAATCTTTTAAATCTGGCATATTATCTAATAATGTCTATCTCATCTGGGTTAGTATTCCAAGTCTCTAATTTAGTCCTTAGTCTTCCCTCATTCTTGAGTTTGGCAAATCTCTTTGTAGCCATCTTCTTCCAGTGTTTGATAATCTCTTCAACTTCAAATCTGTCATAGTTATCTGCTTTGATAGGAGTATCTTGTTCTCCCAGAATAACTTCCCTAGAGTTTTTAAAACCATAGGTTGACATATAGAATCTCTTCTGTTGAGTAAGATCCTTTGCAGAAAGAATAGCGTCATTGAATTGTTTGATCTTTTCGGGATCATTCAAACATTTCTTGATAACAGATATCATCTTTGTTTGAATCTTTAGTTTTCTACTAGAGGCATCTTCTTTCACCAAACACTTATCATTGTTCCTTGCAGTAAACCATTTGTTTAAATCTTGGAAAATAGAATCATGTATGAGAGGCGTAAAGTTACTTACGGTCAATCCCTTATATCTCATATATGGTTTCAATCCATCATATTGTGATGATGATTTGGTTGTACCATACAATGATGTGGTTTCAAATAAACAAATATCTGCATTGTACTTTTTGTTTAGTGTCTCTCTAGCAAGATGAGAACAACATAACATTGCTAAAAGTTTACCACCCAGATAATTATACCCAAATGGTTGAGTGGGAACAATAATAAATCCCATGATAGCGTGTCGATTGAATATTGTTAGCTCTGGAACATTTCCTAACCAATCATTTCTAGGTTTAGAGTTGATAGTAGGAGATCCAAACCTACAGAATCCAATAGTTTTATCTGTATTAGTTTCTTTTACAATCCATTTAAGAGCTTTTCCAGGCACAGATTTCTCTATGGCATGTGATGTAGTAATCTCCAACCTTTCATTGAAGTATTCATTACTAAATCCATTCTTCTCTCCAGCTTGATAGATCTTGATATTCATATCATTAGGGTG